TAGATATGACTTATAGAAAATTTTTAATTAATAATTTAGATACTATATTATCATATGATAATATCGATATACTTATAACTGATGAAATTATATTTGATAAATTATATAAAAACCCGGAAGTACGAAAAAAATTAGAATACCCAGAATATTGGAATAAAATAAAGTTTAAAAATAGAATATCTAATAGGTGGTCTTATAAATATTTAAAAGAATATATTGATAAAAAAGATCTTATAAATATGTTAAATAATATAGATGAAATATATTTTCTTTTAGGACCAAAGAAAACAAAAAGATTTATGGTAAATATATCTAATATTATAACATCGGATACCTTATATTTACTTGGTTTGATTTTTACTGATGGTTTTTATTATAAGGGCCATGAGTGGCACATATCTAATAATGATATGAATATAATAAATCATGTTTTTGAAATAGCTCCAGCAAAATATAAATCTAAAAAATTCAAATGTAAAGATATCACTATTCGTATGCTAAGTGAACTTTCTTTATTATATTCATTAATATATACTGTAGATAATAAAAAATATATAAATAAATATATGTTTTCTGAATTTTCCACATCACAATTTAATTCTTTTTTCAGTGGTTGTATAGATGGTGATGGATCTGTAGTTAATAATGCTATTATCTTATACCATTTTGATAATCAAGATAATTTATATTCATTATCTGAATTGCTTATGTGGAACAATGGTATATTTAATAGTATTCAAAAACATAATGTCTATATACCTTGGAAATACAAACATAATAAAAAATTTATTGAATCTTTACAATTGTATCATACTGAAAAAATTCAAAAATTGAAAAATTATATGGATAAAACTTTAATATTTAAAAATAGAACCTCAAATAATTTAAAATGTTTTGAATATGATAGTTTTTATTTAGTGCGGATAAAAAATATAAATATAGAAAATAAAGAAGTTGAAATGGTAGATATATCTACATCGGATCATTATTTTATTACTACTAACGGTATAGTAAGTCATAATTGCAGTGGTTTTGATTGGCCGTTTATTTATCACAGGTGTTTGTATTTAGGTATTCCCTGTGAAATCAATCATGGTCCTATAACTTTAGATGAACGTTATGGTGATCCTGTTATTCCATTTATTGTAGAAGCAGATTATTTAAAATTATATAAAGAAAGATCGTTTGGTAAAAGAGAAACATATAAACTGGATTTTATTGCTGAACATGAATTAGGAATAAAAAAGCTTCATATGGAAGAACGTTTTGATGATATGTGGAAAAACAATCCAAATAAATTTATAGCATATAATATAAATGACGTTCACTTAGTTAGATTATTAGATGATAAATTAAAGTATATTGATGTACAATATAATATTAATAAAATTACTAATGTGGGCTGGAGAGAATGTTTTGGTACTTTATCAACTATAGACGGTGTTATTTATTCATATTTGGATAAACACGATAAAACAATAATATCTAAAAATCATGATGAAGAAATTAAACATCCTGATCTACAAGGTGCTTTTGTTAGAAAACCATTAAAAGGATTATATAATTGGTTAGCTGATTTAGATTTGACATCACTGTATCCGTATATTATGGCACGATTTAATATATCACCAGATACGTTTGTTGGTCAGATAGATGAATTAGAAGCACGAAACTATATTTATAAAAAAGAAGAATTTATGGGAAATAAAAACGAAGAAATATATTTTGAAGATAAAAATGAAAAAAAGAAAAAAATAACAAAAGAATATTTAGATCGGGTTGTACAAAAAAATAATTTAATAGTTACAATAGCAGGTACAATATATTTAAATCACGAATCAAATACATCGGTTTTATATGAAATTATCGACATGCTTATAGGTGAAAGAAAAAAATATAAGAAAATGATGTTAGATGCAATAGCTAATAAAGATGATAAATTAGCAGCAAGATATAATAATTGGCAAATGACATATAAAGTGTTGACCAATTCAATTTATGGTGCTGTAGGAAATAAATATTTCAGATTATTTCATTTTCCATCAGCAAAGACAATAACAGCAACTGGAAGAGAAATTGTAAAAATGGGAGCATATCATGTTCATCATTATTTAAATAAAATGAAGGATGAAGAAAAAATAGACGTAGAACCATTTGAATTTAATCCAGACTTTTTCGAAGAATCTGAATTAGAAAATATTATCTATGGTGATTCTGTAGCGGGAGATACAATAATAAAAACAGATAAGTTTCCACATGGTATTTTAATTAAAGAATTATTTAATAAATATTTAGATAATCATGATGAATACAATGATAAAGAATATGTGTTTCCCACAGATGAAAAAGTAAAAACAATAGATAACAATGAAATATCGTATAAACCAATTAATAATATTATGAAACATGATACAAATAAAACTCTGTATAAAATAACTACCGAAACAGGAAAAGAAATTGTGGTTACGGAAGATCATTCTATTATGGTAGAAAGAAATAATGAATTAATTAAAATAAAACCAACAGAAATAGAAGATACTGATTTAGTGGTTATATCCTAAGACAAATCAAAAAATAATTAGTTAGAAGGAAGCGCTGATTTTATTTCCAGCGCTTCCTTTAATTCAAATGAGGGATTTCTCAAGTCCACCCCCTCGTATCATGAAATATATTAACGTGGTTGTAATATAACCACAACCCGTGGTTAATATATTCCAAAACATAATCCCCGAGCTTCCCCCTGATAACAACATTGGGGAAACCCAGAGAACGTAAATGATAGTAGCGGCGTTCAATGAACTATGAACGATTACCGCACTCACTATCCCTTTTGTAAACAACACATCATGAAACATAAGATGCGCTGCTCTACTAAGCACAAGTACAAAGAAAACTATAACTTGTGCTCCTTCGCCCCAAAAAATAGTTATGGGGCTTTCAAAGATCGCATACGAGTAAAGCAAAATCTCAAATACGATCAGAAAAGAAGTATACCATCTCCCACCGTTTTTTCTCATTATTTCTTCCAAAACAGGGGAGATGATAATCCCAAACAAAAGAGTAGCAGTAATATTATTTAAATCATGAAATAATATTACTGCTATTATCATAGTGGCACATAAGCCAAAAAAGGCTATAGTGCCTCTAATAAATTCTTTCATTCTCCCACTCTCCCCTATTTCAATCTCTTAAGAATCTTCCATTTATAGGGAAGATCCTTAAGTTCTTCTTCCGAAAGGACTTTCCCTTCCGGAAGCCGACAATCCAGTTTGAAGACAAGCGCTTCGTCCTCAACTGAAAATTTGATTTGAATCCTGTTAGACTGTACATCACAGCCCAACAGGCTTCCTATTACAGCCGCTGTACCTGGGTGTCCAACAGCAGACACCCATGGCTTTTCAGACCACACCCTGGCTTCGTTTTCGGGTATGGTCTTTAGTTCAAAAACTCCATCATTCGGAATGATGGAGGTGTTCATAATATAAAACATATTACACACTCCTTCTCCCGGTTCTTCCGGGAAGATTTTTTAATCTCTAAAAATTTGCCGATAATAGCCGTATACAATATCATCGGCAAACGGAATCCATTTTGTAAGCATGGATTCCGATTCAATTGGAAACTCTAAACTATACGTATTGTTTCTAATGGATAAATAGAAGTTTCCGTTTTCCATTCTTCTTAGACTAATACCAATTTCAATACCAGCTGATATCAGTCTAAATTCGTTTCTAATATTATTTATTTCGAGAGAATCTGCGAAATAAATAATATCTATAAACATTTCCTTGGGGACCACATATTTAATTCCTTCACCAACACTTATGTAAACTCTTTTATCGTATAGTGAAGTTACAACATATGCGGTTTCTTTATCAATTTGTGTGATTATCACATCATCCTGGAATTCGATGATGTTTTCCACTTTATCTTGAAAACCGTAGCTGCTGTTCCCCGCTAAAGCAGCACCGGAGAAACAGAAAATAACCGCAAAAGAAATTGTAATCAGCAGCATGCTATATCTATACTCTATTTTCATTATGATTTTTCCTCCTTTGTGTTTGTGGTGTTATTAACCACAACATGTTTTTTGGCTTTTTTTCTGTTAAAAATGGGAAGCCACGCCCATTTTTTAAGATTCTTACCGGTAAGTAACCAGCGCCTTTCGGAGCCATCTGGATACCTACTGATAAGCATCATCATATCAATCCACGTTTTATCCAATGAATTGAACACTACAAACACATTGGATTCCTTTCCGTGGATTTTTTCAATCGGAATCCGAGTACATAACTCGTCTTCCGATATATTTATAGTTGCTTTTATTTCTATACTATCCTCAATCATTTGATTGAAGATAATTTTTCTGTTTTCCATTTTCTTATCCATCTATCATCCCTTCTTTTTTCACCAAACCTTTTATTTTATTTGTATATTTTTTGGCTTGGTGATCATTATAAACTTTGATGAAAAACGGATAATAAATATCTAATCCGTTTTGCATACAGAGTTCCTCCATATACCCCAGTATAAACTGCGCACTAGGACAACCTAACAACACACCGGTAGCGTCTTGACGCAACGCTTCATTAATGAGCGTTTCAGCTCGATGTTTGGTATCATTGATATCCGGGATATTATTTTCGTCAAACATTAGAAGTTTTCGCACGTACGTTCGATCGTGCGTTTCGGAAACCCCTAATCGCTTCAAATCATCATTAACTTTTAAATTTGATAAGTTGATGATGATTTTTGTTTTGTTTTTATTCATTGCTCGTTTAATATTACCGAGCAAATACTTTTCTTTCATCAAATCAACTCCTCAATAGTGGCGGTTATCTACCGAAATAGATAATCGCCACTATTTCTAAAACACCCTACAGAGTGGAGTAGATAATTTCTCCTCCCTGTAGGATTTCCCCAATGTATCCACGAGCCGCAAACTTCCTCGCGGCCTCCTGCGCTGATTTGAAAGAAGAGAATTCAAAAACCTTCTCACCCTTCATACCGAAACCAAACAATGGTTCAACTTTCAAAATAAAGACTTTACGCATAACAAACACTCCTTCTCCCGGTTCGTCCGGGAATAAAAGTCCCTGCCGTTCTCTGGTTCAGGGGAAATAGGCTAAGAAATAAAAATACTTGCCTACTTCAATATAATAATATATATACAAAAATTTATTATTGCTTTATTATTTTTAATATGATAGAATAAATAATATAAATTTTTTTAAAAAAGGAGGGGAACAAACTATGGAATGGAAACCAAGAAAAGATGTTAACAAATGGAGATCTATTGTTGATAAATGTGCTGTAGAATTTCAAGTTTCCCAAGCACTGATATTATCAGTTATTCAGATGGAATCTGGCGGTGATAAAAATGCCTTTAGATATGAACCGGGGTTTTATAAATATTATTTGGAAAATAATGCTACGTGGCAAAATTTAATGATAGAAAGAAACTATACAGAAAAACAAGTTTCATCTAGTTATGGTTTAATGCAATTGATGTATCCTACCGCTTGGATGTTAGGATTTAGAGAAGATCCAGAAGAACTATATAATCCGTATAAGAATATTCATTTAGGTACAAAATATTTGAAACAATTGTTAGATAAGTACGATGGCAATCATTTCTTAGCATTGGCACACTATAATGGTGGTTCTACCGGTGCTAAGCAATATATTAATAATGAATTAAATCAAAGACCTGCGAGATATGCTAACAAAGCAAATCAGATTTACGAAAATTTTGTTAACTATCACAAAAAATATAAATAGAGAAAAAAGGAGATGTTGTAACTTGAAATCTGATAAAGTATATAGTCAAATAGAAAAAAGTATACCAGACATATTAAAGAAACCAACCAAAGAAGTTTTTGATGAATACGAAGATATACGTGTTAGTATAATTAATGATGCTACATTAGATTTGATTATGGAATATCATAATAGTAATAACCAATTAGATGATCTTTTAATATCTATACCAGTACAATTTTCAGATAAATATTCATCGGGTTATTATATATTAAATAATATTATAAAATCTAATTTTAATGCTAAGTTATGTGGTGATATATCAGCATTAGGTCAATCGGATTCACCCGAAGAACTGATATTATCTAAATCTGAACTAAAAAAACGTATACAGAATAAAATAAAACCAAACGAGTATACAACAACAAAACAATATAAATTAAAAGCAGATATTGCTATTATTTATACTATTATTGATAATTATAATTATAAAGATGAAAAGACATACTGTCCTCTTGTTTTATCTTTTTTAATTAATATAAAAGATAAAACCATACCAATACCACATAAACAATTATTTTTCATATTGTTATATGAAAGTATTGATTCTGATTTTAACAGTTATACAACTACAATGGATTCATTATATGGTCCTGTCACTACGGTAACATATAATATAGATTCAAATAGAGTAAATAAATTTGATAAAATAGTAAGAAATTTCAATAAAAAAATGAATATAAGTTATAATAAAAAATATTTTTATAAATTTTTTCTTAATAAAAATCCAGAAATTAAAAAATATGTTAATAGATTAGAATCAGAAACAATAGTTGAATACGATGTAATAGATAATGTAGCTTGCGCGGTGTATTCTGAATTATTAGATAATATCACACAAACATTTCATATTATGTGTTCTATTAATGATTATCAAACTAATAAACAAATAGATCGAAATGATTTTACATTATTTCTTTTCATAGAAGATCCTATGAAAACTATTTTAAAATTTTTAGAAAAAGATTGGGTTTGGTTAAATAAGTATGGCGACGGCGCCAATTTCTATAATATGTTAAAAGAACCACCAATCGGTGATCATAATCTTAAATTATTCACCAAAGAACAACAAAAGACAATCATTGAATTACTAAATAAATCGTTTACAAATGAAATTTTAAATCAGTATAAATCAGGATTAATCGAAGTTATAATACCACAAACATTTGTGCATATAAAAATGCTAGAAGAAATGCTTCCTAATAATCTTACAGATGAAAAGAAAAAAGAAATTCAAAATAATATTAAAAGGGCTAAAACAGAATTAATTGATTTTTTAAAAACATTAAAAAATAAAAACATATAAAGGAGATAATATATTATGATTAAGGTATCGTTATTATCACACACACCCAATCCAGATGATGTTGTTACAGCAAGTGCTAGATTATGCTATAGTGATGAAAGTGCTATGGATATTTTAGAACATACTAATGAAAAAACAAAAAAAGGATTAATTAAACATTTGTTTAAATCTGGACACACCAGTACATTTGAACACGCTAGTTTTACATTTGCTATTGAAGGAATATCTCGGAACTGTTCTCACCAACTAGTTCGTCATAGAGTTGCGTCGTACTCGCAAAAATCACAAAGGTATAACACAGAATCTTTTTCAGATGACAATGTTATTTATCCAGAACCGATTAAGAAGGCTTCTGATGAAATTAAACAATTATATTATAGTTCGTTTAAAAGATCTTTTGATGATTATCAAAAACTTTTAGATATGGGAATTAAGAAGGAAGACGCAAGATATGTTTTACCACATGGATGGGAAACAAAAATTGTTGTTACAATGAATGCAAGATCATTACACCATTTCTTTAATTTAAGATTGTGTTCCAGATCACAAACTGAAATCCAAGAACTAGCTAAACATATGTTAATCGAAGTTAGAAAAGTAGCACCAATTCTTTTTGAAAAAGCTGGTCCAGATTGTTTGTTTGGTCAGTGTAACGAAAGTAATTCTTGTGGTAAACCGTATAAAAATATGGATGACCTTTTAAGATAGGCCAAAAAACAATTTAAGATAAGTCAAAAAACAATAGATAGGGAGAAGTTAACTATATCCCTATCTATTGTTTTCATTCAGTCCCTAGGATCTATGGGACTGTCTTCAAACGAAGATGCCGAAACTCCGGAAACCACGATATCTTCAATAATGGTTCCGTCTTCGTCTATGGCGACGATTTCGTCGCCGTTTTTCCCTAATGTTATCCCACGTCCCGTGGGCGTCTTTAATGCCCACCGTTCGGTGGGAATATCTGCCCAGCCCATGTGCAGCCAGACAGGTGCCTCTTTCATCACGAGACATCCTGTCTCATCACTTTTCTCGTAATCACAGATCGACTGTGTTACAAGAAATCCAACACTTCTTCTCGTTTTAATTTTCATAGTTTCCATATTTATACACTCCTTCTCCCGGTTCTTCCGGGATTGATTTTTGAAAAAGAAGAAAATATTAAAATAAATCTTCTTCTTCACTATAATAATATATATAAAATTTACTATTGACGGAAATAAAAAATATTGCTATAATTATAACCATCAAACAAATAAAGGAGAGATATAATTATTATGAAAAAAACAAATATTACTGACATGGTATATATTGCATTAATAGGTGCTGTGTATGCAGTTATAACAATTTTGTTTGCACCGATTAGTTACGGCGTGATTCAATTTAGATTTTCTGAAATTATACAAGCTACTGTTTTAAAAGATAAAAAATATATTTATGGGTTAGGACTTGGTGTGTTTCTTTCAAATACATTGAGTACAGTTGGTGGTCCTTTAGATTGGTATGTAATGCCGATTGTACAAATTTTTGCCGGGTTGGTTGCTTACACAATTTATCATAAAATTAATAAACCACATATGGATTATTTTGCTATGATTGTATTATCAGCAATAATAGCCAGTGGTGTTGGTTTCGTATTATTAATTGCATTAGGTATTCCATATATAATTGGTTTTTCTTCTGTATTTGTGTCACAAGTTATTATAAATATGTTTAGTGTTTTTATAATTAAAAAGATATGGAATCGTTTGCCTTAAAGACAAATCAAAAAAAATTACTTTCTTCTTGCTTTGTGGGTCGTTTGTCCGCTTCCAATACAATAATATATATGCAAAATATTTAAGTTGTTTTTTGTTTTGTCTTGACAACTAAGTGTGTTACTGTTATTATTATAGAATATAATTTAAAGGGGTGTATATTTATGGTTATTTTATTTAAATTTATCACAACCAGTTAATTCATCCGATTGGCTAAAGACCAATCGGTTTTCTTACAACAATTTATGATAAAATAATAGGTGAATAAAAATAATGCTTAAAAAAGAAAAAATAAAATCAATAGAAAAAATAAATACTAAGAATACAGAAGTATATGATATTGAAGTAGATAAAAATCATATGTTTTTTGCAAACAATATTCTTGTGCATAATACAGATTCTATATTTTTGTATATTAAACCAGTCTTAAAGGCATTATATAAAGATAAATTTGATAATATTCCTGATGATGATAAAGCGTTGAAAACATTGGAAATTGTTAGAAAGTGTTCAGAGTATGTTAATAAATATGTAATTAAAAATATGTTAGATTATCATAATACACCATCTGAACAATCAAAAGCTAATAAGTATGATTTTACTTTCAAGGAAGAATTAATTATAAGACGTGCTTTATTCTTGGAAGCTAAAAAGAAATATGCTATTTGGGTTATTAATAAAGAAGGAGAAAAAACCGATGATTTAAGTATCACAGGGATGGAAATAGTACGGTCTGATTTTCCACGTTATACACGAAATATGATGAAAGATGTGGTTGAAAAAATAATAAAATTCGGCTATAATAATATGCAGGTAATAGAAGTTGTTGATGAATACATAGAAGACTATAAAAAAGAATTGGTTAAAGGAAATTTCGAAACTGGAGTTCCCGGTGTTTGGGGAGCACGAGAGTACAAAACATTAACAAAACCAATTCGTGGAATGCAGATTTATAATATTTTATTTGGACCATCATTTTTTCAAGGTGATAAAGGTTATGTGTTTGATGTACGAAATATTAACCCGTCTAAAATAAAAAATTATGAAGAAAAATTTCAAAAAATAAAAGACGACGGGTTGTTATTGAAAAAGAATAATATTGATGTTATTACAATACCAATTGGTGATAATTTAGATACAGAAATTTTTTATCCTGATATAGACACAATGGTCGAAAAAGCTATTTATAAAAGATTAGAAAATATTATAGAAGTGTTTAAAATAGATATAAGAAACACAGATACAATAGCATGGTAGGTAAATCTATATTAAAAAAGGAGATTATTATTATGAAAGAATCTATTCAAAGCCGATTTTTGAAATCAAAATATTGTGATATTATTGTAGGGGAAATTCTGAAAGACAGGGGTTTCTTTAGTAGAGTTGATAATTACGAAGGAAGTAGTCCCGACACTAAAAGTAGTGTAGATGCTATTGGATATACTAAAGATAACTTTTCGTCTGGACTATTGATACATTCATATTTTAGAAATAACAGTGCATCTAGTTTCAAAATAAGATATAAACGATATGGTAATATTGATACAGAATATTTTAATATGTGTAAGTATATCAATAATAAGAAAAAAGGAATTGGCGTAGATACAATAGTTCAATCTTTTTGGAAAACAAAATTTAAAGATATTATTGACGACGAATTTATAAAATACGATTATAAATACCAAGCTATTAAAAATTGGTATGATAATAATAAAGATGTTGTATTTAATGACTTTCTTTCTGGGTTGGCATTTACAGATACTGAATATTTTATGCAATCATATATAAATGGTCTTACTTCTCTATTTACAATGGGTGGCAACAGTTTGTTTTTGGAACTTAATTGGTATAAAATGATTGATAATGATATTAAAGTTAGTATTGTCTACGACAATAAGAAAAAATTTATAACAAATAAAAAATATAAAAAACATATTATTTGTCAGGAATATCTAGCTGTTTAAGGATTTTTCTTAGATGGATACTAACGGTATTGTTTACGCTACTTTTCGTGTGATGCTTCGCTCGGTTATTGCACAATATAGTAAATTAACTAATGGTGTGGTCGACAAAGACTTTCTTGAAAAGAATGTGTCTGCTTTTGCCAACACTAATTTCAATAATGCTATGTTATCATTCGGCGAAGCATTACACTGTGATGGTGATGCAAAAGATATTAAAAGAAGTGTAAACCATCTAAGAAGAGAATATAATAATGTTAGAAAATATTATAACAATAATATGTTTATAGATTCTGGTGGTTACCAAGTTCAAATGAATTTTATAGATCATACGGTGGTACCATATTTAATAGACGGATATTGTGAAACGATTCAAAATATGAAAGAAAAAAATGTTTTTTATTTTATTGAAGATATTATTGCAACTAGTTATAATAAGGAAAAAATACCATCGATGAATATAGCCAAAAAACTTACTATAGATGGTATTAAAAAAATGTCAGAACTACCAGAAGAAAAAAGAAAAAATATTTATTTTATCTATCATTTTCAATCACGTGATGTTTTTAGAGCATGGCAAGATGTATTACATAAAGCACACCCAAACGAATATTTAGAAAGTCATAGATGGTCGGTTGGTGGTATAGTAGCCGATAGTGGCGTTCCTAAAGATACAAATTATATTACATATATGTATCCAATGATAGATATTTTGCAACAGGAATTATCATATTTAAAAAAGGGCGGTACTGTTAATTTACATATTCTTGGTGTTACTGCTTTTCTTGATATTTTTTTCTTTGGTGTTCTAAAAAGATTATTCGATATTTATGATTATAAAATTAATATAACTTTTGATTCTACACAACCTATTATTGGAATATGTAGAGGACAAAAGTTTCTAAATTATAATAAAGAAAAAGATTATTTTTTTGAAGCTATCACTAATCCTAATGCAGCCAAAACTAGATTGAGAAACTCTGATTTACATAATTATGGTACTTATGAAAATTTTATATTGAATGAGATTGAAAAACTAAAAAATGAATACAATTTTATAGGTGTTCCGTCTGGTCATTATATAGATCGGTCTGATAAAAAACCACGAATAGACACTCTTGCAAATTACATGTTTACAATAAAACAAATGTTAATGTTGAAATTTTTACATCAATGGTCATATGAAAAAGCCGGTGAAATGTTTCAGTTATATTTTACAGATTATAACGAATTTTATAATTACACGATGGAGTGTTGTACAAAAATACGTGGCAATAACATGGCTACACAAACAAAAACCAAGGTAAAAAATATTGTTAATACCATAAATCTATTTAATGATATTTTAAGTGGAAAAACATATTCTATAGATTTTATTGAAAAACTTATTGTTAATACTCTTGACAGAATTGATTCAGCATCATATAATAATGAAGATATTATACAATGGTAGGGGATGATTGTGTGAAAGAAATTACTGCCGAAAATCTTTTTCAAGAATTAAAACGTATTATAGAAAAAGATAGCGTGTTTATGGGTAGTGAGTTTGTATCATATTATACAAGAGTAGCGTTTGGTAAGAAACCAAATAAAGATATTTTAGAATCTGCTTCTATTTTATGTAGAGAATTTAAAACATTTATTAATATGATCAAATTAAAAGAAAAAGAAAATAATGTTAAGTTTTTATCTTTTGATAAAACTGAAATGGCTGTCGTAGATTTGTTAAATAAAAGTATAGATAATAGAAAAAACATTATAGATGGTGATGCTTGTCTAGATAAATTTAAATCTCTGGTTCAAGCTGATACATTTCTTTCAACTAAACAAGACGAAGTATATAATAAATATTGTGAACAAGAAACAATAAGTTTAGATATTTTAAGTATTATAGAAGAAAGATTTTTCTATAGAAAACATTTGTTCAATGTTTTTGAACAGCATCAAGTTTTAATGAATTATATCATGAACGGATTCAGGGAAGCCACAACATTAGATGAATACATGGAATCGTTCAATGGTATTATTGGAGATACATTAATTAAAACTAAAGCTAACGATTTAGATAAAAATGATGTATTAAATTTAACAGAATCCGTATTTGAAGATTATATGGAAAAAGAAGTTACAAAATATAGAATTCCTACACGATATGAAGTTCTAGACTATGCTTTTAATGGTGGTTTTGAAAACGGAAGGGTTTACATGTTCGGTGGTGTTTCTGGTGGTGGTAAATCGTTAGTAATGATCAATTTAGCACAAGCTACTAAAATATCGCTTGATGAAGAAAGAAAAAAGACAAATGTACCAAAAGATGAAAAATGGGGAGTTCTTTATCTTACGTTAGAAAACAGCAAGGATGAAACGCAAGGTAGGTTTTTTAGCTGTGGAACGGGTATTTCGAAAAGTGAAGCAGATGCAGCGTTTAATATAGGCAACTACCAGTATATAAAAGAAAAATATAATAGAGTTTTTAAAAAGGAAAATGCCACGGATTTATTTGTTGTGTGGAGACCACCGCTTTCTATGAATTCTTTGGATATAATGTCATTGATAAATGATATTGAAAGAACATATGAAACAAATATAAAAATTATTTTTATAGATTATGCAGATAAACTAGGAGCAACAACCGGAAGTAAAACAGGTCAGGAATGGATAGATCTCGGTAGGGTTGTAGATGATTTAAAATCAATGAGTATTGAATTTAATATTCCTGTAGTAACTGTTTCACAGGTAAATAGAGGCGGATATGAAGATATTCCGCGTGGTGATAAAATATCCGGTTCTATTAGAAAAAGAGAAAACGTGGATGCACTTATCATGTTTGATTTTTCACATGTTTCCGAAACAGTTATTGACTATAATGAATTGTCGGTAGCCGATTTAAAAGAACAAAAAAGTGTTGATAATTATAAAGATATTTGGGGTTTTATAGATAAAAATAGAGACGGTCCTAGTAGTATAAAATTCTTAATGAAAATTGATTATTCTTCGTATAGATTGTTTGATAGATTAGAACGTGTCAAAGATATTTTTGATGATGACATGGATTCATATGCACCACAACAATCGGATAATTATTTTCCAGATATTATATAGACTAGACAAAAAAATGAACACCCCGAAATTAATCGGAGTGTTCATTTTTTAATTATTGTTCGTCTTCGTCTTGAATAGGTTCTGGTTCATCAGGAAGTCCGGGTTCTATTTCTGGTTGACCTGTTGGAATTATTTCTTTTTGTAGCGTTTCAAAATATTGGTTGGCTATTAAAACATATGATGCAGAAACAGATATAAGTGCTGATATTTCGGATACTTTTTTGAACAAACTAGCTAATTTAGATGAATCTTCAGAAACATCTAATTCAGGATCAACAAAATTTAAAACTTCGGTTGAAACTTGTGCTGCTTTTTTTACTAATATAGCTGTATTTTCGCTAATTTGATCTACATTATCTTCTTCTTTAATATTTTTTACAACTTCAAAAAGATATCTAGATTTATTAAACGCACTACATATTTTTTTAATAGAATTTTCCATTTTTTCTGGTGTATCTTCTACATCAGTAGATTTATTGGCTTTTACTACTTTATAAAAACTAAGAACAACCAACGAACCAAGAGTACCCAAAGCATATAATACATATACTTTAAATTCTTTTCCACCTATGTTTTTTATCTCTGTCATATTTTTAGTACTTTCAAACTTATTAAAGAAATTTTTCAAGAAAGTAAGTGTAGCATTAACAGCATCAAGTATACTTTTATACATAGTATATAAAATATCTCTTAACGGTTCGGGAAATGAAAGATTTGAATCTGCCGCACCTTTTAATCTTAGGTTTATTTGTTCAGCTACTAATACAAAAAATTCCATACCTGTTTCTGATTCTGTTAGTTCCAATTCCTCCAGTTGTTTTACAATATCGGATACACGGTCTTTCCTTACTAAGTCTATTAGTTTAGAAGATTCTTTTGAAACTTTAGAAATATCCATTTTATAATTCCTCCTTTAAAATATATACACATTTTAATATTAATTTCGAAACGTTGTGAATTTCGAAATATATATTTATTAATTTGTTGCTGTTCCTCTTTTCTCCATTATTTGTTCTCAATCATTTTTATTTTTTATTAAATTTTTAAAAAACATTCAGAACAAACTATGGAGGAATAAAGGCATTTTTAAAAATTATCAAAATGGGGGGACTATAATGTGAACATTCCAAGCCAATCAGATCGATTGAATATTATTGAAGATGTAGAAATTAACTGTAAACAAAAAGGACATTATCATAATGTATCAGTCGAAACTTACAAAGAATTTTTACAAGACGTAACAAACCAATATCCAATGTTTAAAAATTCAATTACTAAATCTATAGATGATCCAAAAAATGTTATAAAAGAATATATTAAATTTGCACATGGTGGTGCTGAAGTAGATGATATTGTTAAAAAAAGCTGGTTTAAAAATCTCTTATTAACAATATTAAAATCGGCAAAAACAGCACTAAAATTTGCATATAATTTAATAAGACGTTTTGGAAAATACATTAGACATGAAGTTACAAAAAATGCTGTTGATACTGTAACAGCAAACGCATTAGTAATAGGCTTTTCATTAACATTGGGTGGTTTAGTAATTGGTATAGTATCGGCAGTAGTTATAATTGGGCTTTCCATATGGTTTAATAAAATAGATATGAAGAATAAAGACATTAAAACTGAAAAAGATTGGAAAGACAAGATAAAAAAATGGAAAGATATATTAGTTAACAGAGCAAAAGGAAAACCAGATAATGTTGAATTACCCGAAGAATTAAGACCACCAGAACCAGAAGCACCAAATGTATCTGTTAGTTCCTTCCAAGAGATTATACAAGAAACAAGATTGCAGGAAACTGGTTTAGAAGTTTTCGGTGGAATCATATTTGTAATATTTTTAAAAGCAGTTATAGCATACAGATTTAATGAAGAAATGCGAGATAAGGTTAAATATTTAAAAGCAATATTTTCACCAACAGGATTAATTCTGGCATTATCGTCAGTATTATTGTTAGTTGGCTCCGGCGGAGCATCAGCAGCCGTGGCAATATAAGAAGAAGAAAAGAAAATTTGAGGAGGTTTTATTATGCCTAAAAAGAAAAATGAAATTAAGGCGGAAGACAAAGTAGTCGAGAAAAAAGTGAAAGAAGCAAAGGATCAAATGCCAACAGCAAAGCAAGATCCTAATGAAGAAAAGGGAAAGGCAAAACCAAAGTTTTCTAATGAACCAAAGATGAACAAGGTTATAGCAGATAAGTTTGCTAAAGTTGATGAAAAGAAGCCAAGTGGAGATTATATCGATCCTGAAATTTCTGAATTAAAAAAGGATATTAAAAAAACACTTGATATAGTGGAAGATCTGGAAAAAGCGATTGCTGGTTCCGTAGACGAAGATCAGTTTGCTGAAATTGAGAAATATTTAAATGAAGAAGACGATGAGGAAGAAATACCAGAAGACGTTCCAGAAGTTGACGAAATACCAGCACCAGATACCGGCGAAAGTGTTGATGATAACGAAGATATCGACATAGAAGTACCAAATGACGACGAACTTAATATAGATGACACTGGAGAAGATGGAAAAACACAGGCTGTTGTTACTATTGATATGCCAGAAGATTCCGATGTAGATACCGATGATATATCTGTGGATGTTAATAAAGTTCCGGCTGATGATGAAACAGAACCAAATGATGACGAATTTGAACCGGATGTTCCTATGGAAGATATGCCTGACACGGAAGAACCAGATGTGGTTGATGATGAAGAAGACAGCGATGTTGAAATAGATGCTACGGAAGAAGCAGATAAAAAACCAGATGATGCTGATCTTGAACTTCCAGAAATCAATGATGATGAGCCTGAAGATAATGAAGATGAACCACTAGACGAACCCGATGATCTTGAATTTGACGATGATGAAAAGGAACTTATGGATAGTTTGAATAAGTTTGTACAAAACATGCTTGCAGAAGAAAAAAGTGAGGACGACGAAGCATGTGATGATGATAAAGATAAAAAGAAAGATGATAAAGATAAAAAGACAGAAACATCCGATGAACTCGCTGACAAAGTATTAGAAGATGAATATAATGATGATATTATTGAAAATACTATAAAACAGATTGATGCTATGATTGCCGAAACACAAATGGATGATGCAAAGAAAAATGTAGAAAAGGTATTTGAAGATCCCGATGAAAAAGCAAAAAATAAAAAAGAAGAAGTAAAAGAATCTGATGAACCAAGAGAAGAGCTTCTTCCTATAGCTGAAAATGCTACTTGGTCTGCTATAGCAGCAAGCAAGAGAGTATATCAATTAGCTGCCAAAGAAGATACTACTATTGATTTTGATGTTCTTAAAGAAGCACATCTTTATGTAGATGAAGGTTCTGAACAAGATATCGATGCATATAGATATCAGATAGCAGACTGTATAAATGGAAAACTTTATGCTATCCCGGGTGCTATAAAGAAACTTACTGATCTTTTCTCAAATGATATCACTCTTAGATCTCTCCATGTAAGTGAAGATGTTGTTAAAGATGTACGTGAAAAATTAGGAAAATATCTTGAAGCTATGGGTGAAGAAATACCATGGAACGAAACATCTGAAGACGGAGCTACTGTACGATTCCAAGAAGCTAACGGTCTTTTAAGTATATATTCAGCATTTCAGGATTTTGATCCTTCAGCTATTTTTACAAAGTTGCAAGAAAATGAAAAGAAATAATCAGTGAAGTATAATCAAAAATTTATTTAGGGAGTGACTTTTATATGAAACGTAAAAAAGTGTTAGTTAAAATCAAATCTCCCGGTACTTTGAACTCTTTTGGTTATTCTTCACTGAGAACACCTGCTGAAATAGAAATTTATGAACATCAGCTAATGATATTAAAAGCACAAGGTGTAGAATATGAAATATTGAAAGAGTTTAAGTCTTAACCGGATTTTAAAATATAAAAAAGACTTAGAACAAACTATGGAGGAATAAGACAATTTATTCCTCCATTAATTATTATCATAGTTTTGAAGGTGAAAATATTGAAAAATAAATGGACAATCGACGAAAAAAATATTTTAATAAAATTATGTCCAAACAAAACTTTGTATGAAATAGAAGCAGAACTAGAAAATATTAATTCCAATAAAAACAGATTTCAAATTAGACAAAAAATTCAAAAATTAGGATTGCATTCCAAACCAATTCCATTAGAGCAACAAAATAGGATTTATATTAATCATAATTTTTTTGATGATATTAATACAAAAGAACAAGCATATGTTTTAGGATATTGGATTGCAGACGGTTGGATGTCTGATACTGAAACACGTCATTATAGTATAGAATATACTAGTATAGATAAAGATTTGTTAGAATTAGTTCGTGATAAAATGGATTCTCAACATAAGATAACACATCGTAAAGATAACAATAGTTACCGATTAAGAATTAATAGTAAAATATTACACACATCTTTAAAAAATCTTGGGTTTGATAATCATAAAAGTCAAACAGCTATTTTTCCTAATGTTTCCGATGATCTTAAACCACATTTGATTCGTGGTATTTTTGATGGTGATGGTTGCACCTCAAGAACTATATATAAGAAACTACGAATTAATTTTCTTGGGACATATGATATATTAGACAATATACAAAAAAATTTACCAGTAACACCAGTGAAAATATTACACAGACCAGCGGCTAATGTTTATAATTTATGTTTTTCACATAATAAAGCAAAAACCGTGTTGGATTTTTTATACCAAGATTCAGAAGGTCTAAGATTAGAAAGAAAATATCAGAAATTCCTTGATTCACAAAATGATGTAGGAATATATGCTAAATAAAATTTTCTAATATACTAATCACAGTAAAGGATGTGATATACTATTAAATATACTTATTATTGAAAATCTATCTCATAGTATTTAGTTAAAATTTCATTTCCTCCAAAATATGACTATTGGGGAAATACACAAATCAAACAACGGAGGTTTTATTATTATGGAAGCAGAAAAATTGACAAGACTGGTATTCGGGTATGTAGCGTGCGACACGTTCAGTAGTGAAAAGCTACTGCTATTGAGATAAATCTCAAATAGAACTATATCAATTTTTGGTCAAATGACACGGGGTAGTTCCGTGGAAGGGCCAACACTAATACTCCGACTAGCATTTTTTTGTGCTAGCAAACGAATGTTAGAAGCTCGGTGAAGTCGGCTGAAGTACACCCATAAACATGGAAAGTTTCCTAGAGGTAGGAGATGTGTATGAGAGGCCGGGTGACGAAGAAGCGATATGGTGAGAATGGCTATAGTGCCTGACGAATTTCCGAATGTACGAGTCTATAACCCGACGTAGTATAATATGCTACGGCACCTTCGATGGTGGTTGATTGGGATGAGTAAAATTGCTTGTTATGAAAATCCTCGCTATTTACGGATAGTCGCGAATCAACAGGCTCAGAGGAAACACCTAAGTCGTGGAGTGGTTGGTATGGAACGTGGGAAGCTGCAAATATACAGACGCCTAGCAGCGGTATATAACACTGGGATATTAGTAGAAACAGTGTGAATTGCAGTGAAAGTATGGGCATGTTATCAATGATGAACTGTAATGGGTTCGGAGAGAAGGCCCAAAGTCGGAGTTATAGTATTTAATTTAAAAATAGATAAGCCACGTTAATAACTCCGATGGAACGCCGTGTGCGGTGAAAGTCGCATGCACGGTGTGGACCGGGGGAAAAGTCGAATAAAACAGACTTACCTATCGGTATCGGTGAAAAAAGTGTACTGACAGCAGAGTCAATTACTAAAGCGGACTTACATGCTATAGCTGAAAAAATAGCAGAATCTAAATCAGATTTTGTAGTTATAGATATTCCCACAAAAAAAGAAGATGTGATTCTTGTAAATAAGCAATTTCTTGTATTTTTCTATGCAACACCTGAAGATACCGGAAATAAAAAGAAATTTAAGTAAGAATATTTTGGGGTGTATATTATCTACACCCCAACCATAAATTAAGAAAGAAGGAGGATTTTGATGAATATAATATTATGGATTTTATCTATTCCTTTTTTCATAATGTCTATATCATTATCGTTATTATTTTTACAACTACGTGATAAGAATGTAGTTATTTCATATCGGAAAACAATGGCAATATTTAATGAAACTATTGCTAATTTAATAGATTTTTTTATGCAAGAACGAGGTATATACGATTATCTTATTGATAATATAGATTTAACTAATGAAGAATATTTAGAAGTACATAAAAATGCATCGGAATATATTTTAAAAAATATACCAAGAACTTTGCAAAAACAAGTTTTAAAATATATGACTAAAGATCAGTATTTTATGTTTATTTCACAACAAATATATAGTAATTTAAATGACTTATATTCACGTTCTATAGACGAAACCGATGTCTCAGCCTATGAAGGAAACGGAATATAATGTTTCCGATAGGAGTTGAAAATAAATATGGCTATTAAAGATAAATTTAAAGATTTACTGTATGCAATTAATAAAAGTGGAGATCTTACAGCTGATTTTGAAAAGCATTTAGATGGAATAAAAGATACTAATATTTTAAATCCACACAAAAAGAAAAATTGGATTGATTTAGTCAATGTTGTATCTAAGAAAAACGGCGTATCTGGAAAAGAAGATTTCACAGGTGATATTACTAATGATTTAATACATTTAACTCCATCGGAGGACAGATTAAATGCTTATAAAAATATTATGTCTATTAAGAAACGTATTCCTATTTTGGGAAGAACACTAAGAATATGGGCAGACAATATTTTATCACCAGATGATATCAATAAAAAAGTTTTAAACGTCACATCTGATAAAGAGGACGTTGAAGGTATTGAAGCAGATTTAGATACATTAAAACAAGAATTTAAAAATATTCTTAAAAAAACCGATTTGGAAAAAAAGGCTGATAAAATCATTCAGGATACTTTATTACTTGGTGATTATTTTATTGAGATATCATCACAATCTAAAGAAGAAAACGAAATCTTTAGTAATGTAATAAAAGAAAATACCGAACAAATAACTATACCTAAAACAGAGTATAATATAAATGTAAATTATATTACCACCGAAAATCTAAATTTTAATAGTTCAAAATATAATATAGATATTTCACAAAATGAATTGCGTGAAGATTCTTTTAATATACCTAATCCTAAAAATCTTTCTTCGGAAGAATATGATGATGAAGCAGATGACGATCAATTAAATGTAAACAAAAACAAATCAATAGATTATGACGAAATTATTTTACGTCATCATGAGCCAAAACATATTATAAATATTACTAAAAATGGTATATGCTTGGGTTATCTATATGTTGAACATACAGATAGAATGGCTTATTCTAATTATTCTTCTTCACCAATAAAAACGGATGATCCAGAAGACGAAGCATTTAAAATTATAGTCGACAAGGTTTTTAATTTTATATCTAATAAATTAAATTCTGAAGGTATAAATGATATTCCTGTAGAATTAAGAAATGTATTAGTTAATATAATTAAAAATGCCAACCGAATAGATGATATAAATGTAAGATTTATACCTGAAAATAACATGGTGCACTTCAAGTTACCTAGTTTAGAAAACGATCCTTATGGTGCTTCTATATTTGCTGATTTAGAATTTATTTTAAAAATGTATTTAGCTAGAATGGTATCATCTACAATTTATAGAATAGCCCGTGCTGGTAAACATCTTGTATTTACTGTAGATGTATCTGGTACTAGGGATGCTGCTGGAAAAATAGAAAATGTAAAACGTGCTGTAAAAAACAGGGAAGTAAAAGTATCTGATCTTAATGACATTGAAAATATTCCTTCTATAGTTTCTACATTCGAAGACTATTATTTACCGTCAAAGGATGGTAAAAAATATGTTGAGATGGATCAAATTGAAATGGGGAGCTATGGTCAAGATAGATCTGAAGAAGATCAAACATTATTAAAAAATATTTTAACTGGTATCGAAATACCACCTAGTTATCTTGGTGTAGAAGAATTTAATTCAACAAAAGCAACATTGACACAAGAAAGTATGATATTTGCGAGATCTGTAATACGTTATCAAAAATTATTTTCTGAATATTTGACGGAAACAGTACATAAGATTTATGTATTAACACATGATAACGATGATATATCTGAACACTATACAGATATTTATGTTTCATTTATGCCTCCACGTGGAATTATAACGGAATCTCTTGCCAAGATGTATAGTGAAGTAAGAGATATTCATGGAGTACTTAAAGATCTTGGTGTCCCCGAAGAAAAAATACTTAGAAAGTTTTTACCAGAATATGATTTTGATGAATTTTATATTGAAGAGTTAGAAAAAGGTAAAAATAGTAAGGAAGAAACAGAAGCTGGAAAAGACATCTTCGGTGGAGAAGAAGAAGCGGCTTTGAATGATTTGGAAGGGGAACTTTAAATGATGCATGAAAAATTTGAAGAATTTCTTCGTAAACCACATATCACTATGGAAGATTTAATGTATGATTTAATGGATATTGATCTTTATGTTGAAGATGATAATGAAGATCAAAATACTGAAGAAAAACCCGATGATGATAAAAACGCTGATGTTGAAGAACCTGAAACTGATAATAATTCTGATGACGAAGAACCCGAAAATATAGATAACACAGATCCCGTCAAACAATCTTCTAATGATCTGGATATGACTCTTGATGATACTCCCGATGATGAGTTAGATTCATCGGACGAAATACCCGAAGATTCGGAAGATGAAGAACAAGAGCAGGAAAAAGATAGATTTCTATACAATATAAGACAATTAATTAAAATAAGAGACTTATTAAATGTAGCTATAAATAAAACGGGTGAAGCTGGTTTTTCTAAATTATTAAAATATCTTAATAGAATTTTATCAACTGTCGCCAGTATAGGTGATGATATGTATGAAAGAGATGATCTTGTAGATATTAATGAAAAACTAGAATTGTTTATGAACGATATTGTTCAAGCAGCTAAAAAGATTTTAGCTAATTACGAAAAAGACGATGAAGAATCAGACGAAGATAACACCTTAGATTTCGATTTTCTTGATCCGACGAAAGGAGGAAATTAAAACATTATGTATGTTTATATGGGTGATAGTTTCCATAATTTCGATATGGAACTAGTTGAACAAAAACAAATGGGTTCACGAATGCCCAAAGCCAAAATAAAATCAGTTTTACAAACGGTTGATGATGTTAATAAAAATAAACGAATTTATCCTAAAAATATACTTGAACGTGCGTTAACTACACTTTCACCTATGATACAAACACGTACACTATTAGGAGAATTAGATCATCCTGTTTTAACTGGAAATAATGAAGCAGATGGTTACAGACATTTTGTTGTTCTTTATGATAATGTTTCACATATTATTGAAAAAATGTGGATAGATGGAACTGCTGTCATGGGTACTATAGAAACAACTTTAACGGATAATGGTTTTAAAATGGCTGGATTGATTATGGATGGTGTAAAAGTTGGATTTTCTGTAAGAGCGTTGGGTGAATCTAAATCAAGACCAGATGGTGTTACGGAAATAGCGGCACCGTTTGAAATTATAACTTATGATTGTGTAAGTAATCCATCACATTCTAAAGCAAGAATGGTAGAAGTTGTGAAAGAAAATTTTGATAGAAATAGACGTACCAATTGTTTTGCAGAATCAGACATATTAGTAGATAGAATGGATTTAGTAGAAACAGCATTTAATTCAGAATTAATAGATGGAAATAATCTGGAAAACATGGTAACTGAATTAGAGAAAAAAATTAATCAGAACAAATATAGGGAAGCAGATAGACAAGTAGATAATTTGCTTACATTATATTTAAATGAAGAAGAAGGAAAAGAAGATAGAGACTTGGTATATTTCTTAGACGAATATATTAATGGGGAAGAACCTATTGAAAAAGTGTTTAAGAAATATTTTAAAGTATAATCATAGGGAGTTGTATAACTTATGCCAACATATATTAATACTACAAATCGAGATATAATGGTTGGTGATACATTAGTTAAGAAACGTGAAAAACTGGAAATAAATAGGTATTTAGCTAAAAATGAATTAAATAAGAATATTAAATTTATATCTGATGATCCACCGGTTTCACCAATTATAAATAGTTTTGTAAGTACCATTGATGATACTTTTGAAATTGAATTAGATATAACAAAATATAAAGCATTATTCGATCTTTACATTAATACAACCGGTGCTCTTGTTTTGTATTTTAATTCTGTTAATTCATACCCAGCCTATTTAAAAGAAGGACAACACTGTTTTTCAAAGTTAAGACAGGATATGGTAAGAAAAATAATTTTTGTTAATCAATCAGAATCATCTATAAACGTAGATGGATTCATGATAGTTTAACCTAATTAACGACAGAAGTCGCCCACTTCTATAAGTGGGTGATGAATGTCGCTTGACAATTCTTTCCTAATACTGTATAATCAGTATTAAAGGAAGGAGTTTGGATATATCAATGATTTTAGATAATAACAACCATTCAGTATTCTTGTTATATTATCATCTTGTTTTAGTAACAAAATATAGAAGAAAAGTTATTGATGATAATATATCTAACAGACTAAAAGATATATTTGAAAAAATACAAAGCAATTATAATATCACATTACAAGAATGGAATCATGATAAAGACCATGTTCATATATTGTTCAAAGCACATCCGAATAGTGAATTATCAAAATTTATAAATGCTTATAAAAGTGCTTCATCAAGATTGATTAAAAAAGAATATCCTAAAATAAAAGAACAATTGTGGAAAGAGTATTTTTGGTCAAGAAGCTATTGTTTATTGACTACAGGTGGAGTACCAATTGAAGTAATAAAAAAATATATAGAATCTCAAGGAAAGGAGGTGTAACCTTGTTAAAGGCATATAAATATAGAATATACCCAACAAAAGAACAAGAAGAATATTTATCAAAAGTATTTGGATGTGTAAGGTTTATATATAATAAAATGCTTTATGATAAAATAGAGCATTATAAACAAACAGGAGAAATGCTAAAAAATACACCTGCACAGTATAAAAAAGAGTTTCCTTTTCTAAAGGAAGTAGATAGTCTTGCTCTTGCTAATGCACAAATAAATTTAGAAAAAGCATATAAAAACTTTTTTAGAGATAAAAAGATAGGCTTTCCTAAATTCAAGAAAAAGAAGGGCTATCAATCTTATACAACAAACAATCAAAATGGAACAGTAGAAATTATAAATGGCTATCTTAAAATACCAAAACTAAAAACTATGATAAAAGTAAAACAACATAGACTATTTGAAGGCAAAATCAAATCAGTAACAATATCAAAGACACCTACAGGTAAATACTATGCTTCAATACTTGTAGAAACTGAAATAGAAAAATTACCTAAAACAGACAAAAAAGTAGGAATAGATTTAGGATTAAAGGATTTTTTAGTGTTATCAGATGGAACAAAGATAGAAAATCCCAAATGGTTAAGACGAACTGAAAAGAGAATAAAGAAAGTCCAGAGGGATTTATCGAGAAAGCAAAAGCATAGTAAGAACTACGAAAAAACAAGGTTGCACCTTGCGAAACTACATGAGAAAATAGCAAATCAAAGGAAAGATTTTTTACACAAGTTATCCTCTAAAATTATAAACGAAAACCAAGTTATAGTTTTAGAGGACTTAAAGGTAAAGAATATGCAACAAAACAAATACATAGCAAAAGCAATAAGTGAAGTATCATGGTCAGAATTTAGAAGAATGTTAGAATACAAAGCTAATTGGTATGGAAGAGAAATAATAATAGCACCACAAAACTATGCTTCAAGTCAAATATGTAGTAAATGTGGATATAAAAATGTAGAAGTAAAGAATTTAGCATTAAGGGAATGGGAATGTCCAAATTGTGGTGCTATCCATGATAGAGATATAAATGCATCAAAGAACCTGCTAAAATTAGCCATGTAATTGGTAAAGCTGGGGAAGGAACAGCCCTTTGAGCGTGGGTAATCTTGCTCCGATGGGAGCATTGACCACGAAGCCACCACCTCTATAGGTGGGGGTAGTTCACTAGTTTAGCTACTCATATATTATTAAAAATGAGCAACAAAATATTTAGTAGCTCATATGTGAGTAGCAAAGAACGACAGAAGACATGATAGAAGTAGAAGACGACGATACTATGATAATAAGTAAGATTAAAATCAAAACATTAAAACAAAATGGAGGAAAAAGAAAATGCAGTTTAACGCTATTAAAAGTCTCTTGACAGAGACAGCAAAATCGATGAAAAAGCAGGGTGTAGATGTAACAGCAAACTACCCCCAAATAATGAGTGATGATGCTCTTTTCGATTATTACAAGGAAGCTCTTGCCGAAGGTCTTGACCCAACAATGGCAACAGAGTTCAAGGAAATGTCCGATCTTGTAAGACAGGGTATCCTTGCAGAAACAGTATATGGTTTCAAACCACAAGCACAGCTTATTATGCCTGTGTTTAGAAAAATGTGGCCCCAGTCAAACGGCTGCCTTACTATGTAAATAGTATTGAATTAATTATGTGAATTGCTGGGACATCCTAAAGCCTGATAAACTACAACGTAATCAGTAATGATAAGCGTGAATGTTGCGAAAGCAGAAAAAATTATCAGGATGGATTAAGGTTAAAACCTAAGATCTAATACAATGGACAATCAGCAGCCAAGCTTCTATAGCCGAATTTATAGAAGAAGGTTCAACGACCAAATAATAATAAAGAAGAAAACCACCTAGGAGTGTGTTAAATGAAAGTTACAAAGGATAGCCGATATCTTTGTCTTTATATGATATTAGGTGATGGGTGTCTTCTAAAAGAAGGAAGATTTAAACTTACCCATTGTGAAAAACAATTGGAATATCTACAATGGAAACAAAAATTATTAAATCAGAATGGAATAAAAACATCGAAAATTTTATGTGAAAATGTAAATGCTTTTGGTAAAACATTTAAGAGATATTATTTTAGAACTAGTGTTTATAAATTTGCAAAACTTTATAGAAAGGCAATTTATACTCCCTATAAAGATATAACTAAAAAAAGTATTTTAAATAAATTAACACCATTAGGAATTGCTATTTGGTTTATGGATGACGGATCAATTCATTATACAAAAAATAAAGAAGGTAAAATTCGATCTTTACAACAATCCATAGCAACCGGCTTACCGAGAGATAAAAACCAAATATTAATTGATTATTTTAAAAATACTTGGGATATAAATTTCCATATTAATAAAATGTCAAGTAAATATTCGAAACAAGATTTGTATCTTCTTAAATGTAATACAAAAGAAGCAAGAAAATTTACTGATTTAATAAAACCATATGTAGAGCAAGTTCCATGTATGTCATATAAGATAAAGGTCTATCCTGAAAACTAAACTTTATTATTAGCAGATATGTTAAATATCTGTTGTAGGGATATCTAGTGATAGAAATTCCCGAAGAGCATAACACGGAGAAATCCTTAGAACCTATGAATTAACATAGGGTGATGATATGGTCTAATTATATAATGGATGTCGAAAGACGATCCAGATCTTAGAAATAAGATTTATAATAGTGATTGCAAGAGAAGCAATGACAGTACTTCCTATGGATCAGCCAGAAATAGTCAGGCCGTTCCTTATGGCAGTTGCTAATGTTGGTGGAAATGAAGTATCTCTTCCTAACCTTAATTCCAATGTATCTGGCGGGACTCAGATAGGTGTTTCTACACCTGTAAGTCTCGATGTACCATCTGCAACCGATCTTCTTGACCTTAATGGTCTTGATTCCAATACAGCACATCTTCAGAAAGATTTCCAGATAGTTGGGGTTAGCTATCTTGATGGTGCTGGTGATGCACAGTCCGCAGATATACTTGTAGAACCTGACGACGATGGAAACTTCTCTTTCTCAGTTGACGTTTCTGATGCAGTTACTGATTATGTATCTGGTAATGTTAACTTTTTCTCTGGTGTAGTAAATGTTTCTAATACTAGATCCGGAGAAGCAACATCTGTTGTGACTGGTATTACCATTGTTGCATCTATAAGTGGATTCGAAGAAATGTATGCTAATAAGATTAGTTTCAAACACCTTAAGATACATCTTAATGCTATAGATCACGAAGTACAGGCCGAATGGAGCATCCAGTACGAGCAGGATGTTAAAGCATATTTTGACTTTGATGTTCAGGCTCAGCTGGTTGATACTTTTGGTAATGTGGTTGCACTTGATATTGATAGAAAACTTATAGGCGCGCTTATTAACGAAACCAATACTTTCCATAGTTCTGCTGTTAAAACTTTCAGCAAGACCCCGGATGCAGGCTTCGCGTTTGGTAGGAAAGAATGGTACAATCAGATAGCAGTTACTCTTAATGAAGTTAGTAATCAGATCTATGTTGATACCAACATGGGTACCGCTAATACTATTATAGCCAACCCGCTTGATGTTGCTGTTCTTAGATCTACAAGCGATTACAACTTCAAAGGTAATACACAGGGTGGAGAATATGGTAGTTCTCCTATTGCTGGTACTTTCGATGAATCTTGGAAAGTTCTTAGCTCACCTGTCGTACCACAGGGTAAAATGGTTACGCTTCTTAAACCAGAAAATCCCGATCACGCAGTATTTGTATTCGCTCCTTATAGACCGCTTACAATTACTCCGTATCCTCTTGGTCGTAAACCAAGCATGAGCTTCCTGAGTCGTTACGCCGCTAAGTTCATTCGTCACGAAGGCGCAGGAATCATCAATATTACCAACTAGTAACAAGTATTTTAGTAATAAGAGTTAAATCAAATTGGTCCCTCGTCTATTATGGTCGAGGGGCCATTTATTTTTTTTAAGATTAACATAAGTTAATTTCACATATTTTCATTATTAATATCCGTGCTTCTCGTATTTGTATTTTAATTAAACAATTTATTTTTTAACACAGAGGAGTGTTATTATATGGCACAGACAAGAGATATACCAAGATTTGAAGATGTTCAATTTCCAACATTTGAAGTTGTTACGCCACACAGTGGTATTAATATTACGGTGAGATCATTATCTGTAGCACAGGAAGAAAGACTTAAAGAATCTTCATTAACACCAGCTAGAGCTACAGCATTGTTGAACCAGATTATATATGAGTGTATACCGGAAAAAAATAAACCAATTGAAAACTTGCAGAATTTTGAAAAAAATATTTCTTTGGTTGATCGTGAAGCTATTGTTTATGGTATTCTTGTTGCATCATATGGTGAAGAACAGGATTTTAATATCACATGTTCTAGTTGTGGGCACATGTATGAGATAAAAGAAAATATAACAGAAAATGTTGAATTAAAAATGTACGATGGTAAAGAAAATTTAATTGAAAAATATGTAGAAGTTGAATTACCTATAAGTAAATTTAAGGCCGTTCTTTGTCTCCCAACATTGTACGATGAAAGAGAATTTGCTACAAGTAAAGGAGTATCTCAGGATATTCTTAGAAAAGCAGATAATTATATTATTGTTAAAGAACTACATGCTTTGAAGAAAAGAGATAAAACACCAGAAGGAAAAACAGATACTTCAGAAGAAAAGAAATATCTTGTAGTTAAAAATGTTTTTGAGATTTATTCATATATGAGAAATATGCCAGCGAGGGATAAAACAGCTATTAGAAAGGCTTGGAATGATGCTTATGGTGATTACGGTATAGGTGTGCGAGTAAGAGGCACGTGTCCTAACTGTGGTAGACCAGAAGAATTCCCGGTCAGTCTAATGGCTGAGTTGTTTCGCCTATCACAGTAATCCCAAATTACAGGAAGCATATAAAAAATCTATAACTGAAAAAATATCTTTATTTATGACTTTATTTAATGGAGTTTCATATAGAGATATAGCTGAAATGCCTGTAGGAAAATTAGATGCTATTTTAAATTGGCGTGTTAAGTATGAAGAATCAAAGCATAAACGTATAGAAGAAGAGATGTCTAAACAAAAAGCAGCAGCAAATAAACAAAGTTCACGACGGGATCAAATCAAACGAAATTACGGATAAATTAACTACCGGGAGGGAGTAGCATAATATGGAAAATTATAAATTGGTTGGATGTATACCCGAAATGTCTTCAGAGGGCGATTTTTACGTTAGTAAAAATATAGAAGTTATTTTACAATCGATTTTTGTCATATTAGTTACCCCTCCGGGTAGTCGTGTATGGCAACCAGATTTTGGATGTAAATTATTAAACATGATATTTTCATTAGAAACAGATGAAATATTAGAAGAAGCAAAACAAGAAGTAAAAACAGCTTTAGAAAAATGGGAACCAAGAATAAAAATACGAAATGTAGAAACGGAATTTCAAGGTGATAGATATAGCCGGGGTTTATTGGTAACTATTAAATTTACATATAACGATAGAAATTATGAATACGAATTTCCTGTTGTAGAAGATCAGGATATGTTGAGTCAAACACTATACTCTCTCAAAGTCAAAAAAATTGAGAAAGTATGAGGATGGCGATAATAGATGCAACCAACAATTAGACTAACCGATTATGTAGCAGAATATCAGAAATTAGTATATGATGATTATGCCGAATGGAATAATATTATATTAGCTACATACTATAAAATAGATTCAGAAAATACAGTATATGATGAAAATTACATAGATACTTATCGTGTTACTGGTGAAAAATCAGGAAGAAAATGGAATAAAATACATTTATTACCCGTTGGTTTTATACAGCAAGTAATGCCAAATATATCTTCTTCTGAATACGGTGTAGGTTTTTCAAATGATGTTGAAACAGCAATAACCATAGATTCATCCGTAAATTTAACACCAGCAGTTGGAGATATATTACATTTTGAAATAGATGGAAATTATGCATACTGGCATATCAGTAATATAGAAAGATCAGGACCATTACAAAAAGCATTTTACAGGTGTACTGTAGAACAAGTAAGACCTAGAAAAAATTGGGAAATTTATAATATTCAAGACGAATATATTTTTATTGAATATTTAAAATCTATTTTACCTATAGTGCAAGGATATAATTTTACTAAACTTTTAAGTAGAGTGAAATCACTTATAAGTTATTTAAATAACGATTTATATAATGCCAATGTTTGTTCTCGTATAAATCCAAATGGCAATTCTTATCCTGAAATAGATTTTATACTTAATAGTTATGATACTATTATTCCACCGAATATGACATTATTAACAGAAAAATATGTAAATAATATTCCTGATAACAGTGTTCTTACCTTATTGTTTTTACCTAATTTATTTAATAGTGCACATACCATAAATTATATATTT